CCCATTACATCGCCCTGCTCATAAAGTTTCTTAGTTGCCGCCTCAATACTCTTATCCGAAAAAGTAGCCTTAATCTGTGTTTGTAGTTCTTTGGTATCTTCTGTAACTGTATTTACAGCAACACCAACAGCATCAAACCCAACCGGAACGGCTTTATACGTTACTAATATTTCATCTGCCATCTTGCTTACTTTTTTCTTCCTGTTCCTTTACTTTTCTTCCTAACAAAATTAAATACTGTTCCACGTTCAACATTCTAATCTCTTTTAACTGAACCAAATCATTATCGCAAAGCATCATGAGGTTTTCTTCAAACTGTTCTCTAATGCGTCTAATTCTGACCCTAACATCGAAATCCGCGTAACTGCCGAATTGAATGCCTCTATCTTCGCCATACTCTCCTGTAAATATTGCTCCCAATTTACTTGAGTAATATTTCCCGAAGGAAGATAACCCCTCAATCCGGCTTGCTGAAAAAAATCATACAACTTTGAACCTTGTTGAGAATCTTTCCATAACAATTCAAACTTTTCTTTGTGTAGCTCCTTATTATATACACAAGGATTTTCATCTTCGCGTATGTAAAGCAATGCCGCTATTTCAGTAAGTAATGTAGGGTCAAACAAAATAGAACGTCTGTCCTTTAGCGTTCCTATCCAGTATCCAACATCGGTAATCTTAGTTGGCGAATTACCGTTTAATACTTCTTCAATCTTACTTACCCATGAATCTAAATCCCTACCAGGTATCTTTGAATTAAGTTGTTCCTGTAATTCATTTAGCTTTTCAAGTAAGGGAAGTGGAATCTTTTTTAAATCAGGGAAGTAGAAATATTTTCTATTCTCTGAATCAACAAAAGCAAACTCCATATTTTCCTTATATGTTTTGCTTTGATGCGAATAACAATAATCATGTATCGCCTCCTTGAAACCTACCTTTGCTAAATAACTTATTAACGCTTTACCTTTCATATATATAGTGAGTGAATAATAGTAGCAACTGTTGAACTGCAAGCGATAACAACAGGTATTAGATAGATTAAATGCCAACTAATTGGAAGAAATAGAATACAAATAGTAGTTCCATATATTGATGGCATACACCTAACGCACCCAATCAAAGGTTTGTAAAGTTTGTATTCGCCAATATTCTTATACAAATATCTCTTTAAGGGTTGTAACAACATCCCGTCCTGTGTTGAAATATTCAAACCATTTACAAATAACGCAGTAATCAATATACATGATAATACTTCTATCATTCTAAAGTTATTGTTTGAGTAGTAAACGAATCTTCGCAGTAATCAAATGTCAAATAAACACAGCTAACTAAATCAGTCTGCCCCGATGGAATGAATGATGTTATTTCTTCAGCGTTTACAGCCGTTTGTTTTGTTAGCCAAACTTCGTATTGAGTGCCAACCCTTACTTCTATATTTTGCACACCAACAATATCAGTATAAACTACATCAACTGTTGAGTATCTATCTATCCTACCATCGGGAGTTTTGAAGTAAGCGTAATAGTTAATTGAAGCATCCACAACATCGCCAATTACCAATGTTGTAAAACAATAAGCGATATTCTTTGCTGTTGAACAGTTACAAGACATAGGTTAGATTATTTTAACCTCCGTATCATGCGCGAAGTCGCAACAGTTATTTGGCAAATATACTATTTTTTTATTTTGTAGCGTTCAAAAAAATCATGCAAGAAAGTGTTGCACATATATCGCCAGGCATCCAACGCATCAGCCCTTTGGCTTTCTTTATTTCTTGAGGTCTTAACCATATCCCCGCTTTCATCAGCCTCCACAAATTGCATATCATAAATTAACTTCTTACACTTTGCGTTAATCTTCACGTCTGGATGGAAAGCAAGTATAGCATTAACCAAATGCCTGTTCTCTTTTACAGATGGGTTGGAACGTGGAACTTGAAGCCTGCGCCCCAAATTGAAACGAGCATCTATCATTCTCCAGGCATCAATATTATTCCTTTGCGTTATTTCGCGCTTACGTTGCATTGCATCCCCTGTAAATATGGCATTTGATACAACACTTAATCCATAAGTGTTTTCAATCATATCGCACATTTCTGGAACATCGCCATTCTTTTCTATTACTATTTCGTCAAACGTATGGAAGTGCATTCCTTTTTCATCAGTCCAAATATGACTTGCCTCACAAACAAAAGGTTCTACGTTAAAATCTAAACTGAAATAAACGGGTAAGTTTGGGTTGTATTTAACATCTGATATATGCTTATCTCTATTGAAATTTTGACAGTAAGGTCTTTGAATATCCTCTTTACCCCATTCCCCTAAGTAATAAATCCGGTAAAGGTTTGGGCTTACGCTTGCCTTTTGCTCTAATACTATTCTATATTCATCATCAATAAAATGATTGTCTTTAAAGGTTGTTTTTAAAACAGTTGCATTATCGGGTTTGTTATCAAAGAATCTTACTTTTAACCAATGGCTTTCATCTATCGGGTTAAATGTTAGCAATATCTGTTTATAATTTACAGTTTCGCCCCTTAAACGTAAATCTATTTGGTCAAAATCAGCCGCACTTATTTCAGTAGCCTCCTCCACCCATATCGAAGTAATTCCGGCAATAGATTTCAAACGCTCCACATCATCTAAACCTGCCAATAGAATCTCATTACCTGTTGGTATGTGGGTAAACCTCATTTCAGTTTTGTTAATCTCAAATTCAGTTCTTAGCCCCAAATCAGAAATACAGTCAATAAGAATCTGATAAACTGAACTTCGTAAAGTGTTTGCTACCTTGCGGATACACAAAAAACGGTGTTTTTCTTCGCCAATAGTTCTTAATACTATCTTTTGCGATGCGAATACTGATTTACCAGAACCCGAACCGCCATATAAAACTTCGTATCTGTTTGAATCGCTTAATAAATGATAGAAAGCATCATTTACCCTTATCTTTACTTGCTGGCTCAATTATTATTTGTTTGATGCCTGTTAATTCAATATTAGCGTGAACTTCTGCCGGTATTAACTTAGCGGCTATATTATAGAAATCACGTGGGTTATCTATTGCGAACTGCTCCAATCTTACCATTGGGTTTTCCTGTATTTTATGGAACGTATCCAAAACAACCTCACGAACTGTTTTAAACTTCTTTGTTATTTCGTTCTCAGAACCTTTCGGTCTACCTTTGGCTAATTTATGTCCTTTTTCAAAAGGCATTAGAATATATTTGTTTAATACAAAAGTAACTAATTTTCCTTTTGCAGTTTAAAAAATGTTGCCTTGATGTTATCAGGTATCTTCTTCACCAACCTACCGCCTTTAAAGTTATCGCCAACAATTCCTTTTAGCTGACTGCAAAAACCTTTAGAGGTAGCGAATATAAAATATAATCTCTTATCGGAGGTTACTAAGTTGAACCCGTCTTTTGTTTGGTAGAGTTTAGAACGGTGCATCATCTTTGCTTTTTTTAGGTTCTGTATAATCTCGGTTATTAAATTCTTTAATCTGTATTTTATTCTTTTCTAAAAAGGTTTGTAGTGGATATTGGTCGAATACAAATCTTCGCCTTCGTTTATCATAGTCGAATTGTTCTACACCTTTTTCACCTACTATCTTTTGCCTCCGTATTTTCTTTGAGTGTAATTCGCATAACCTGTCTGTTGGGTCTGTGTGGTGGTTAGGTCGGTGGTAAACTAAAATGTTATCTGCTTTGTTATTCCACATCGCACCACCAGCTAAATCAAATACGTCTGGACAAGGATAGGCTTTTGTATCTTTGTCTTTTTGCAGTTTATGAGGGTGTGCAACTATCACGTAGTAAACATTATTCTTTACTGCAAACCTTGTGCATTCGCTTAGGAATGTTTCAAGATATTTATCATCACGCGCTCCGTAATCATTCGACATTTGGTTGAACGGGTCAATCACACACCCACTAATCTTTTCCTTTAGTATTAGTTCTAAAAAACGTGAACCTATGTATTCAGGTGTAGGCGCTAAGTCTTTAGGGTAAATGTAAAAGATATGCTCACTTATAAAGTTGTAAATACTTTCGTATATTTCTAATGGCGGTCTGTCATGGTTTATCGCTCCATCGCTAAAAAACGGTGTGCAGTTTGCCCCTATTGTCATTTCGGTTAGGTGGTGGTAAAATTCATGTGCGGGGTTATTCTCTGGGCTAAACACACCCCACTTTGTGCCGTCCTTTGCCGATTTGTTAAGCATTAAGAAGTTTAGCATTTCACTTTTACCAAAGTTACCTATCCCACTTAGTAAAGTTAGTTCTCCTCTTTTCCATTTAAATATCCTGTCAATCGGTTTAATTCCGGTGCTTTCGGCTGATTCGTAACCGTTGTTGTAAATGTTTAGCGCGTCTGAATAACAGTCCTTACCGTAAATTACATCGGCAACATCGGCTGCTAAATCAATTTCAATTTCTTTAGCGGTGGACTTTTCAACTATTGCATCGTTACTAAATTCAGCAGAGGCGAATGTGTTACGGTTGTAAGCAGACTTAACCGCATCTAACATTTCTTTAATGCTGAAATCAGTATCGTTTGAAAGATAGCTACTGCGTATGTGGTTTGCGGTTTCTTCTTCTTCCACACCTACACGGCAACACGCAGAGGCTAAAACGAAAATGAAATTGTTTCGTGAACCTGACGCGTAGTAAGTTCTTTTTTTATCTAACCACTTTTCAATCTTGCTAATCGGGTTTTCACCTTTTGCGAAGTTGCTTTTAACAAATATCTTTTCGCGTTCAATCTCAATTATTTTGGTATATGCCTTTGCTTTGTAGTTGATGTAAATATTTTTATCGGCACAATCGAAACAAGCTCTTGCAATATCCTTTGTTGACGGGTCAGCATCTGGAAATTCTTTTAAAAGTGCTAAGTAGTGTCCATCATGCTTTTCGCCATTTGATATTCTTACAACACATTTCAAACCGTTGCCTGATGGTGAAGTGAATACCGCAACTACATAAGGTTGCTTACACAGGTATTCTTTTCGCATCTCCATTTCATCGGCTGTCATTTTATCGAAGTCCAAAACAATTAAACCGGAGTGCTTTACAAAATTAGCTGAATGTCTTGTGCCGTTAAACTCACCACTAAAACATATTACTGGAAGTGTGCGTTTTATTTCATCGGCTAAATCTTTAGTTGGTTGCGCCCTGACTTGTTCAGCTGTTGGCATACACTTTTCAGAACGTATACGTTCAAATACTTTTTCAAGTGTAACCAAGTGCGCTGTTGGGAAACCTTTTACAGACGCAAACATCGATACTAACGTTTTTTCAATAGAAGTCTGCATCTGTTTTTATTCTTTTAGCTGGGGCAATATTAATTTTGTTTTCTTCTTTAAACCAAACGCCCTGCATTTTTTGCTTCCAATTCTTTACCTTCTTACCGTTTGAATCATGCCAATTAGCAGAGTTATAATATTCATACGCTTTGTTAGCCGATGTTTCGGAATAACCGTTTTCAATAAAGTAAAGTCTAACAAGTTCTAAAGTAGGTGGGTTATATGTATTCTTTTTAATATCTTTTACTGTTACTGTATCTTTAACTGTAACATTATCTTTAACAGTTATTTTTGTTATCGGAGTTATAACGGTGTTATCGTTTGTTATAGGAGTTATAACGGTGTTATTCCATCTTTTAGCCATGCCCTTTTTACCAGCATCACTTCTTTGGCTAATAGTTGATTCCCATTTCAATAAATCTCTTTTAAGATTCTGCTTAATAGGTTCAAATACTATTTGCACCAACTTTGATGGAGGTTCTGGATTTTGGTCGTTAATATAGCGTAGGTAATGCTTAAACAATAAACCCGCATCAGAGTCATCTAACTGTTCAACTGTGTGAATTATATCGCAGTAAAGTAATACTGACTTTTTATTTTCAGCCATAAAAAACTACCCGAACCAAATACAAAGGCGTATCCGTTGCGCTGAACGCGCTATGGCAATGTAAGTGGTCGGGATTGTTTTTAAATGATTTCATACGGATACGCGTGGCAAATATAGTAATTAGTTTTTAAATGATGGAGTTATTTTTAAAAGCAATCAAGCATAAAAGAATCAACCGGATGACCGATATTCTTTTTCATTGGTTTGATACTGCTTTCATTTCCCTGTCTGCTCGGTTTTTCTTTTTTGTGTTCGCCCCAAACAATATTTCTCTGCAAGTTGTTCTCCTTTTGTATTCGGTAAATACTGTTTATGTAAACACCAGTTGTATCCTGTATTTCGAGAATCTTCATTCCACGCGCTAACAGACTTAATACTTCTTCTTCTTTGTGTTTAGATATTCTTGTACGTGCCATAATGTTTTTTTAATGGTTGGAAAGGGGCGGCAACCACTCCGCCCCCAAACCAAACCAACTATGAAAAAATCTTTGTTTGCTCATTTGGGTTTGGTATTTCTACCCCCAAAATATCAGCCGCAAAAATTTGTATCCTTGAAAGGTAATCCATAAACTCTGACGTTGTTAGATTAGCGGTTGACTTTGGTATTCTAATAACCTCACTTGTTTTTTCATTCACAAATTCTTTGTAGTTAAATTCCTGTTTAAGATAATCGTGTGTTTCTTCTTTACTTACATCGTTACCCAATTCTATAAAACGCTCCCTAATTAAGCCTACAACTACACCCCAATAATACCTTGACTGATGACTGCTCCTGTGTTTTGATTTTTTACAAATGGTAACTTCAAATTCATTCCACCCGATTTGAATAATATGTTTAGAAATCTGATTTTGATTCCGAAAGAATACTTTGCCGTCTTTTATGTAGCCGGTAAATTCGATTTTCATTTTATTTGCAGGTTTTGGTTTGTTACAATTCGCGCACCTGCTACTTCGCATCCAGACTTAATAGCAGATTTAATCATTGTTTTATCAATAACTGGCTTGTAGTTAAAATAGAGTTGTTCTAACTTAGATTCATCAAACACCTCCACCGCCTCCGATTTTCTGAATGAAAGTTTTAATGTAGGCGTTTCAATCTTTTCAATACCAAACTCAATCATAGCACCTGAAATCCTTTCTTTGAGGTATTCGCTAACTTTGGCAGACTTCTTTTTAAGTTCTTGAAGTCTTTTTATTTCAGCGTCAATCAGGCTTTCTTCGCCCTCGTATTGCTTAATTACATAACCATAAGCAATAGCTTTCTCTTCAAAGTTTTCAGCAAGTAAATTAATGCGCTGTTGTATCTCCGTTGTTATTTCACCGTCCGCTAACTCAATATCTCCAATGATAGCGAGTTGCTCTTTACCAATCTCATAAAGTGTTTTCATGCTGTTTTATTTACTTTTTGGGTTAAGGCAATAAGTTCATCCTCATTAGGCTCAAGTATCGTGTATTTGGCTTTAATAGCCTCAATAGTGACCGTTCCTTTTAGCAAGTGGTTAACTGCCGATTTCCATTGGTCACTTCCTTTTTCAAGTAAAGGCTTTACTTCTTTTGCGGGATACTGTTTAGTTACTGGTTGGCTTGCCGCGTTACCGTCATCGTCCTCACTTCCAATATTACACATTGATTGAAGTCCGTATCTTCGCGCATACGTTACACCGCTTCCATGACTTTGTGCATCATTTACTTTGTTGCAAATTATTTCAGTAAGCGAAGAAATATATTCGCCAGATTCGTGCAATAAAAGAGTTTGCACAAACGGCTTGCCGTTCTCATAAACGGTAGGCTGTAAAACGGTTACACCATGCTTGTTCAACGCAGGGATACAAGCCTCCCTAACAGAATTTAAGTCAGCGTATTTTGAGCGGAAAAAGGGATTTGAACTATCTTTTAGCGCATTACTCATTTCGCTTTGCGCCTTTACAAGTGCTGGTGCAATTTTGATTAATGTTTCTGAATTTTTCATTTGGTTTGGTTTTAAATTTTAAAAAGGTAAATCTGATTCTGGTTTACTAACTGTTGTTGCGCTTTGTGCCGTTGGCTTCCAAGTATCAACCGCAACCATGATACCGCGCTTTGCTTTCATAGCAGTAACCTGTATTTTAAGTTGCTTTTTCCCTTGATACTCGGTTTGGTATTGCCTGCTTTCAGTTTTTAAGAAGTCAATAAACTCATCCACGTTTACAAGTAAAGTTCCAAGAACAAAGTCTGGTGCTTTTTCGTTTGGTGAAAATGTTACTAATCCTTTTGCTTTTACGATTTCCATTTTATTTTGTTTTTATTTAGTGAAAAAATTTGATTTATAAGATTGTAAGACTTCTATTTTAGCATCATAAACGCGGGTGAACTCCTCCGCAGTTATTACTTCATGCGAGCCGTCAATGTTTTGAGCGATAGAACTTGCATGTTGATAGATGCTGATAGTATCGTAAATACTGATAGCTAAGTTTTCATTTATCATAGCGTAATAGCCTGATGATTTAAAGAAGAATGGAAATTCAATTTCTACTTCCTGCGGTGTGGTTACTAACATTGTTACTTTCATTTTGTTTGGTTTTGGTTTAAGTGATAGTTATGAGAAAATTCTTTTATGTGCTTTTTAATTGCGTCTTTGTGTTTTAACGAAACTCTGATTGAAATTGTTTCAGTTAGTGCAATTCCGTATTCTAACTTTCGCCCTGCGCCTTTTCGTATACCTCCACTTCCTTTCTTTCTTTTCATGTTGCAAATTTATATTTACTTTTTGATTAAAAAAACTTTTTCAAATATTTATTTTATTGCCATTGCCCAACTCCAATTCAACTCCTCTAAAAACTTTTTGTAAGGTATTCGAGCGTCCTCATATATTTCTAATTCACTTTTAAACTTATCCCGCAAATGAATTATACTACTATGGTCGCGGTTAATTGAATCGGCTATCCGGTGGAGCGTGGTATGTTTAAACGTAGTTAGTATGTGAATGTAGTAACACCTTGCTTTAATATTGTTGCGTTCTCTATTTCCTGAACGTAATATATCAACACTTATTCCAAAGTGTTTGCAAACTTTCAGCATGATAGCATCGGTTTCTAATTCTTCTTCCGGCTTTGATAACCCTGCGTAAATGTAAGGACTGATTATTGATTTGATAAAGTATGTATTAAAAGGTAAATTAAACCAACTGTTGAACTCGAAAGAAGTATCAAAGCAATGTCGTATTTGTTTAATGTAGCAATGTGGCGAAGTAGTGTTTTCATATTTAGTTTTTAAAATGGACAAATGTTTTTTTCAACAGGCTCAATCATTGTTTTAATCTTTTGCATTGAATAGAATTTACCGCGCAAGTTGTAACCAATAGTATAACCGTTCAATACTTTCTTAATTTCTTTACCACGCTGTGTATTAAATAGTTTCTTCTTTGCAAACTTGTATTCAGGCATCTCTTTTATCTGGTATTTGCAATCGTAAGTAGCTGATATTCTTATCATTTTAGTTATGTTTTACTTCGCCAATTCAGTAGTTATCTGCAATTTTTTTTAATTCAATTTTTGCCAACGCTCAAAAAGATTTTAATTTTTTAATTTCAAAATAAAAAGGTCTGTGCTAAGTATGGTGCAATCCGCTTATCTGAAATCTCATTACAATATTCTTCTGATATTTCACTACCAATCCAATTCCGTTTCTGTAAGTGTGCCATCTTGCAGGTTGTTCCGCTACCAGAGAAACAGTCGTAAACCAATTCTCCTTCATTGCTCCAACTCCAAATATGGTCAGCAGCAAGGTTGTCGGGAAATATTGCGGGGTGCTTAAATGCAACTGCATCTTTGGTAGTAAGTCCACCGCCTGTTTCATAATACCAAATATTTCCAACACTACATTCTTGCACATTTACCTTTTGCTTTTTCTCCATTTCCCCATCCTTCGTTCTGTGGTATGCCTTTGCTTTTCGTTTATCATCCCATTTCCGTTTCCTTTTAATCGGGTTAAATGTTTTCGGTTTTCCTTTGCTCAATACAAACATATATTCAAACTCAGGTTCGTATCTTCCAGAGTTTTGAGGCGGTTTGTTTGTGGCATAAATCATTGTATCGTGCAAACTAAATCCGCATTGCTCTACAAAGTAAATTGCCTGTTTGAATGATGTTAAACTTTCGCTTCCGTTCACCGTTGCATCATTCACCACCCAAACAACCACACCGCCATCTTTTACAACCCTGTAAAGTTCTTTGGCAATATCTTCAAATGGAAATGAGTAACCATTGTAAGTTCTCAATCCATCGTAAGGCGGTGAGGTTACAACCAAATCAATAAATGCGTCAGGCATTTTGCCCATCGTATCTAAACAGTTTTCGTTGTATATTTTGTTCAGTTCCATTTTGAAATTAAAAAATTAAAATCTTTTTTCCCTCCCTCAAAGAAAAAATTGAATTAAAAAAAACAGACAGATAACAACGGATTAATAGAAATAAAAAAAATGTCTTTTTTGATTTTTTCATTGGTATTTTTTTTACTTCTTTAATCCGCGACCGTTATAAGTCATTTAAAGACTTCGTTTCAATTCAGATATAAGTTTATCTAAATCTTTACTTCTAATATACATACCATCGTCCTCAATTCGTTCATCTTGTTCAATAAACTCACCATTATCTTGTGTATCTATATCAACCCTTTGTAGAGATAATAAACGACTTATAACATCAGATATATTCAAGTTTTCTTGTGCTTCGTTTATTTGTTGTTGTGTTTTTAAATGTTTCATCTTCGTATGTTATTTTTTAGTATATATTAAAAAAGAAAACCAGAAATATATCTGTAACCGTTACCTAATCTTACCAATACCCCTACATTCTAACTCCGCATTGATTTGAGCGATAGTATTATTGCAACCATCACTTAATACCGGTTTCCATTTAAGCGTCTTTAAAATGTGTCCTCTTAGCAAAATAAGTTGCTTTACTGATTTGGTTGTGAAGTCGTGTGTCATGCTTGTATATTTAAAGGTTTAAAAATTAAATCAAATGCTGCGTTCAAAGTGTTCTTATTTTCAACTTCAAAGCGGGTTAGTGTAATGTATCTTAGCCATTGTTCGAATGTTTCGTGTCTAAAATCTGGTTGAATCGTTTTAACTGGAAGCATGTTTATTTTGGTTTGGTTTAAAAATCTGTTAATCTGCTTTTACGTTCTGCCAATATCTGCTCACGTTCTTCTTCAATCTCATCGCACTTATCTTTTTCAACAAGAGAGTAAATACGTTGGAAGATTTCAGCATCGTCTAGGCTATCAATTTCGATACGTTCAGCATCTTCGCTAAAAGTGTGAACTTCGTCAATAAAAAGTTTGCCGTCCTCAAAATAAAATTCACCGAAGTAAACTGCTTTTGGAAGTGAGATTTCAAATTGTTTCATGTTGTTGGTTTGGTTTAAGATTATTTACAGATAAATCCTTTTGCTAATTTTATTGGGTAGTTCATTTCACCTATTTCGTTACCGCTAACAAAGTTTATTACAACATCTCTTTTATCAGTAAATCATATAACAGTTCCCGCTAATACATTTGCATTATCTGACCAGTATAATTTGCTACCTACTTCTAAATTGTGTTTTGTTGCTTTCATGTTGTTGTATCGTTTGGTTAATTTCGATATGCAAATATATGTTTTTATATTTTGAATAAAAAAACATTTTCAAAAGTATTTTAAAAATAGTTTATAATTCATTGGTTTTCAATGGCAAAAAATGATTAAAATAGTTTGTTTAAATTTGCAAAGTGAGAACATACACAGCTATTTACTTAGATTATTTCGGTTATTCAGTAGCCGATTTTATACCATGTGAAGTATGCAATAAAGAAGCTAAAGATATTCACCACATATTTGCTCGTTCTATCCGCAAAGATTTAGTAAACGATATTACTAATGTCATGGCTGTGTGTAGAGAGTGCCATGTAAAGTTTGGCGACCAAAAGCAACACCGCGAAATGCTAATCAATAAACACCAAAAGAAACTAAGTGAGCGTTAAAATAAATGTAAAGCTATTATCGGTTAATGCAGCATGGCAGGGTAAACGATTTAAAACACCGGCATATAAAGCATTTGAAACGGAATGTTTATATAAACTTCCAAAACTTACTATTCCACCACCGCCTTACGAAGTGCATTACAAATTTGCCTTTAGTAGCCCATTGGCAGACCTTTTAAACCCCGAAAAATTGATTACTGATATATTGTGTAAGAAATACGGAATAGACGATAAAAACATATTTAAAATGGTCCTTGAAAAAAGCATAGTAAAAAAGGGTAATGAGTTTTTCGAGTTCAAAATAAATACACTAACTTAGTTGTATGATACCCGAATATCCGCCAATCCCGAATGAACCTGAAGCAGACTTAACAGAATTTGAGTTTGAATTTTACGAGGACTTGAATTATTTCTTTACGCTGATAATTGATAATGGTAAATAGTTTAAACAAATACTATGAATTTTGTTCAAAGTATTAATCTTCATTGTCTGCTTTCCGGTATCCCTCCCTCCAAAGATAATCAGTAAACTTTCGGCTAAGTTCCCGCACTTCGTCCTCTGTGAAATCTGGACGCGCCCAATGGCTTAATTCGTGCAAGTGCAATTCCAATTCTTTTTTGCCCCTAAACTTTGTATCAATGTGAATTTCGTTATTTACAAACATGGCAAACGCCTGATGCTTACCCATTTTTCGGTAAATGGTTTTAGGTAGCTTAAAGAATTTCCATGTGAATAGTTGAATCACCTTTGAAGCCTTTTTAGTAACTCATTCGCAATCGCTTTCAATTTCTTTTCCGTTTCCTTGTTCAGTCGTTTCAGTTCTTCCAAAGTCAGTTTCGCTAATTCCTCTTTCGCCATTTTCAGTTTCTTGTTTTTGTATCCATTGGAATATACATTCTGTTTTGCCGTTCACAACGCGATATGGCGCGTCCGTAAAGTATTCTGTGTTATCTTCTTTAATCGGATGGTAACGCTTGCAATGAAGCGATAACAAACAACCCGAACCGAGACAAAAAGGAATCATGCTAATAAATTTTACCGCCTATTATTTGCTTGTTATCAACTGTAAAGTTAC